ATGGTGTACTGAACCGTACCAGCAGTTACAGCAGCAACAGTAGGAGTCAAGGTTGCAACAATTGTTACGTCCGTTGGGCCAACACCGATACCGTATGGCGATGTGGTCGAAGCTGCACCAGCCCATGCGACAAGTTTAGTAGCCGCATTAGAAACAGCCGCACGGCCTTGAGACGTAATGTCCGTAGAAGCCCAGTACAAAGCTGCGGTCGAGCCGTCGCCAATCGTGACGTTAGCAGCGGTCGAGCCGGTGAAGGCAACCAGCGTATCAATGTGAATGAAATGGATCTGAGCGCCAGCAGGGAGTACACAGATAGTACTAGCGACTGCTGAAGCAGCTTGACCCGTGTAGTCTTTTTTGAACGTCTGCGAGACTAGCGTTACGCCAGTATTGCGAATGGTGCCAGCAGTAGTGCCGGTGGTGTACCTGTTCGTGCCAAGCAACCAAGGGCCAAGGTGAGTAGCGAAACCCATAATAAAATCCTCAAATCAAAACTTGCTGTCTCTTGAGGGAAGTCTGCCTAGTCAGTCAGCAAGTCGGGGGTCTAGGTATGTGACTTTATAGCACTGTTTTAAATAGTGTGCAAGCAAAAGAAAAGGGAGCCGAAGCTCCCTTTTCCTACTATCAGCTTGAGCCGGAAGAACCGAACATTCCAAGCGGATCAGACCAGCCGAACGAATAACGCTCGCGGGACTTGTAACGGACGTTGCCCGTGTCGAAGTCTCCATCCATCGAGTTCGACAGAGGAATACGCTCAAACATCTTCATGCCGTTTGGAACGTCGGTCGTGAGGAACCATGCGTTCGTATCGGTAAGGAAGTGGTTCTGAGTGTAGCCTTCTGGAATCGAACCGTTGTTCTTCAGAGCGTTGATATCGTTGTCGGTGGTTCCAACGCGCAGGCTGGTTTCCAACAGACGGGTAGCAACGAACTGAAGAGCCGGTGGGATGACAAGCTTTTTAGGCTTGGCAGCGATCAGCAGACCACGTTCGTCCGTCCACGCAGCGATCTGAATAACTGCGTTTTCCAACGAAGTCTCATTCAGGTCAGCCTGAGTAGAAGGCGTGTTGCTGTTCGTTCCACCGCTAACGAGCGGATGTGCAGTACTAAACAGAGCGACTCCATCACCACCCGTGTAGGCGGAGTTAAAGCCGTTGTTCAGAACAGCAGCAGCTTTCACCTGTTTGGTGTAAGCCATCGCACGAGCCAGAGCTTTGGTATAACGAGCCGAAAGACTGTCATACAGGTTGTCCTCGATAGCCTCTTCGGTTAGCGAGAAACCCAAAGCGATGGTTTCGTGGTTGTAGCGAGCAGTCCATGCTTCCTGTGCATTGTCGTAAGCGATGGCTTGGCCTTCGTTCTTGACTGGTGCAGCGGAGAAGCCAGACAGTTTGGTCTCTTCCTCGAACGAGCGTTCAGAACTCTCGATCTCGTAGATTTCCTTGTGCTCCTCGCCGTAGCGAGAATACTCAAGACCAAACAGGGCGTTAAGGCCGGGGAGCAGCTCTTTAAGTAGCTGGGCGCGTGAAATAGCCATGAATTACTCCTTAGACGCCAGCGGCGAGCAGATAGCTGTGGTAACCGAAGTTCCAGCCAACGATCACTTCTGGGAAACCGACGAACGAAACAGATGCGCCAGAGGTGGCGGTCACTGCCGAACTAACGGTAATAGTAGAAGTGCTGGTCACAACGCCGGTGACAACCAAGGTTGAAAGCGTTGGGAACGGTGCGGTGCTTGCGCCCGAGTACACGGTGCCACCAATCGTCACTGCCATTCCGGGCTGGATACCGGTAGTAGAAGCAACGGTAAACGTGGTTGCGTTCGATGGGCTGCTCGACAGGGTGGTCGCAACCGTAACGGCTGTTTCCTGAACCAACTGGACAACGCGCAAGCAAGGCGAAGTTGCCGAGCCAGTGCCAACCGTCTGAACGATGTTACCTGCAACAGAGCTAGACACAGTGGGGTTACCACCAGACACACCCATTGCCGAATTACCAGTCGTCGTGCTGCCGGTGTTACCAGCGACGAGAAAGGCATTCGTTCCAACGAAGCGAGGCGACATGTAACCAACCGTCGTGCCGGTGTTAGCTTGCGTGTTAGCCGAGCCTTGAGCCTGAGTAACAACACATGCCTTAAACAGCGCGGTGGGGTTGTCCATCACATACGCGATCATCCCCGGCTTATTGGTGCTTGCTGCGTAGTATTGACCTTGCAGGTTACCAAAGACAGGGTTGGTTCCGGGATACTGAGTACCCAAGAACACGCCAACGATGTTACCCGCTGCGGCAGCAGACGAGCTATTGGCGTTGTAAGGGGTGATGATTGCGTTACCGCCAGACAGACCAACAACGTCACCGTTGAAGATATTACTGCCGTAGTTTTGCGCAATCGGAATCATCCGAGTCGAACCTGCGAACGGAATACCGCCCATTAGGTTGATCGGCACTAGCCCGTAAGGGCCATTGACAACCGGATAAGCCATTTAAGACTCCAAAAAGATTAATTGCCTTTGCCGAAGCTCACCGACGAACGCCGTTCTTGGAAAATAGGCATACGCGGGTCGCTCTGACGCATTAGATTGTTATCCACCGCTTCGGTCTGCTTGCGGGTCATGTCCGCGAAGTATTCCGAACGCTGCTGAACAAATTCCACGGGGGTCTTGCAAAGCAAGAGTCCACCAATCTCAATACTGTCTTTGAAGCGGCTATTTGGATCAGTCATAAACCGAAATTTAGGCTGTTCTTCAATTGCCACAGGCTCCCAACCTTCTCGGAGTTTGCCCGAGATGTTACGTTGGTCAAGCTCATTCAAAGTAGCGGTACGAACCCATCTGTACGCGTACCCCGGCTGTTTGTCCGGGTCCGGTAGAGTCTCTGCGGGTCGCCAGCTTTTGGGGCGCTCCTGCTCGGTCCTAACGGTCATCTCGCGTTGAAGTCTGCTTTCAGCCATTGTTGGCCTCCAATTTCAAAAATTCCTTAGCATATTGCTGCGGAGTAATGCCAAGTTTTTTGGCGATATTTGCGGCGGTTCTAGTCAGGACTACTTGTTTGGGAGCAGTGCTGCGTTTGACTGGCGCTACCACCGTACTTGGCCTTGTACGAGAACTTGTCTCGTTTCTTGAAGTGGAGCCAAACTCTTCTGGGAATCGAGCTTTTACTTCTTTGTCGATATTAGCATAGTATTCATCTGTGCCAATATACCCTCTACCAAACCGAGATTCTAGATCCTCATGAATCCCTTCTGCAAACCGGCGCATAGCCCGTTTGTTAGGATCTACAAACCATTGGTTCTTTGAAACCCAGTTTGCAACCTTTGGATCTAACTGCGGTTGAGCAGGTTGTTGATACTGTACGTTGTTTTCTTGCGGTTGTACAGTAGGTTGAAAGTTCTTCGCTTTGTCCAGTTTAAGCTGAGCGCGAACCATTTCTTTTTGGGCATCAAGCAGCTTGTCGGAATCACCGGAGTCATATGCCTCCTTGTAATTCTTCTCTGCCTTGTCCAACTCCATCTCGGCGGTAGTCTGATATGTGGATATCAACTCCTTCTCGCCATTATGGAGAATATTCTTCAGCCTGTTGTTTTCATCAAGAAATCGCTGTGCCGCAGAGAGCGCTTCCTGCTGTTCACGTAGTGCAGCTTCCTTGGCTCGACGTTCATCGTGCCAAGCTTTTTTGTACTGCGTAAACTTCTGCTTTACGTTCTTGGAATACTCGGCTGACTCATCAGCCTTCTCAAGATCGTCCTTGATTTCATCAGGCAGTGGATTGACGTTACGATCTTCTGGAGGAGCATCATCAACGATGTCTACCGTAATCTCTTCGTCGCCTTCTACAGTAACTTCGACTTTATCTTCAATCTCGTCAGGAAACTTGAAGTCGTCACCAAATTTAGCCATGACTGTTCCTTATTTACGTTTGATGCCGCGAGGATCTTCTACAACACCTTCGACTGAATCGTCGTTAATGATGCGAAATTCACGGTCATGAATTAGTAAGCGCGAACCTGCGTTGGGTCTGGTCAACACAAAATCACCCTTTTTACACCAAGGCCCAGTCGGGAACTTCGCCTTGTCCATGTAGCAGTCGGGGCCAAGGTCAACGACAAACAAAACTGTGGTGAGCAGTTCGTCGAATCGAGTGGTCTCTGCCGCTTTTATTAATCCAACTTCGCTACCTTCAAACTCTTCCTTTTGCTCTGGTACTGCGCAAAGAATCTTGTAGCCACTAGGTTTGGGCAATTGTGTTGCCTTGTCATCACTCATCAAGTTCTTCCATTTCGTGCGTCAGGTCTTGCATGAAGGATTTAGCAGTGAGGAGACCTGTAATTTCCCCACATATCCCTGTGTACTCGTTGTAATCCCTAGCTGCTCTCGCGCCTAGTGACTCT